GCGTTTCGCAAATGGCCGGAACTGGTGGTGGCGGTGGCGGCGCGAGCCTGACGGCTGCGGGCGCGGGCGGCGCGGGCGGCAATTATGGCGGCGGGGCCGGCGGCGGCGGTTCTGCACAAAACGGCGGAACGGCGGGCGCGGGCGGCGCGGGCGGCGCGGGCGGCGCGGGCGGCGCGGGTTACGCGATCATCGTCGAATATTTCTGACCACACCACAAAACCCTCATTCCATCCTGAAAGGATACTCGATGCGGCTCCGCAACGCCACAGCGCTGACTGCCGGGCGTCCCACCGATGTGTCTGCTTCAATAACCAATCCTTCAGCCGGCACATATGTCGCTAACTATGTACCTTCACTTGTAGGAATATATACCTATGAGTTCATAGGTACAGGTGGTGTGCAGGTTTCTGGACTTAATCAATTCTTTGTTGCGAAAGCCACATTCTAAACTTAATGGAGTCCAGTGAATGGCCAAGATTACGCTTAAAGCCTCAAAAGGTACAGATGAGGCAAACTTCGGCACAGACCTGCACCGCGTCAGCAATAGCGGCACAATCCAGGTTGAAGTCCAAGAAGTCGAAGCTCTTGTGAGCAAGGGTGGTTTCACCATCGTTCCAGTCGAAGAGACTCCAATTCCAATGGGCTTTATCAGCGTCCGGTCAACTGGCGACGCAACAGAGTGTTCATTCGGAGGCGTGTCTTACACGGCTGGCGAAGACGGCGTGTTCTCAGTTCCGGCCGATGCCGTGGTTTCACTGCTTGACCATGGTTTCGAAACAATCTAAGGCTTGAAAAATGACAGGCACAGCCACAGACCTTAATGATGTTACTGACGCCATGTCATTTGCGGGCGTTGACGCCTCAAACGTTAATATTTACCAAGTCATTCTAAGCGCAGTTTCTGTCGAGATACAGGCCTGGCTTGGTTACAATGTCGCAAGTGCTTCATATACCAATACCTTTAATGGTAATGGTTCTCAGAGAATGCTATTACCCGATCGCCCAGTGACAGCAGTAACGTCACTGACAATCGACGGCATTTCGGTTCCGCAATCAGTCAATCAGTCAGGTGGTTTTCTGTTCGACAGCAAATCACTTTACTTGATTGGCCAATATCGCTTCTGCAGAGCTTTCCAAAATACGACCGTTGTTTACACGGCGGGTTATTCCAGTGTACCTATGGACATTGTACTTGCCTGTAATAAATGGTGCAAGCTTGTATGGGATCGAGTGCAACGTTCTGAAACTGATTTGACAGAATATGCGGCTGGAACGATCTCTAAGAAATACATGCTTAATAAGTTCCAAGAAGCAATCGGTGGTTTTGGGCCTTTGCCCATAGACATCGGAACTCTTTTGATGGTTCACAAGCGTGTCTCACCAAGTTGATAGGCTGAAGCATGGTTGATACATCAATCTATTCAAGTACCATGCAGGTTAGAAGATCGAGTGGTGGAAACCTACAAGTCGGTCTTCTTCCTTATTCAGGACGTACTACCATAGAGGCAAACGCCTCTACTGGTGGAGAAATCATCGTAGCCAATAATATTCCTTGCTTTATCGAGCTTAAGAGCATGGGACGAACAGGCAGTTCAAACATACTGCCAGCCAACGAAAATGGTCTTTCTACTTGGACGATTACTACAAGCCCAGGTTCTATTCCAAATGGAGTGATTAGAGACAGAGACTTAGCCGTCGACGACTTAGGTTATCGATATGAACTGACGTGCTATCTCACTCCAATGGGTTACATTATCCAAGGCATTAGGTTAGAGAGCTGATATGGCTGATCTTAGTGACATCACAGCACTATTCGCCTCAATGGCGGCGGCTACCATTTATCCAAGTGGCAATTCGCAACCAAGTATCATTAATGGCCCTGTGAAGATTTTCGAAGGTTGGCCGATCCCTGAAATTATTGATCTCGATATGCGAGGTCAAATGCTTGTGAACAATGTTGTTGTGCCAACAGGGGTTGGCCCAATCTGTTCAGTTTCAGTTTATCCAATGCCCAATTCCGGAGCCTTAGCCTATCAAATCCTTGATGAGCCCTACATAGTTGTTCCACCAGTGCATGGGCTAACACCCACTATCATTGGTGGAGCCATCACACTATCTGGAACCCCAGGTACTGGCGAGTTCGTAACATTAATTCTTGACAAACACGTTTATTCGCGTGGTGGTGCTAGCATTTCTGCAATCTTAGCAGCTTTGCTAACTGACGTCCTTGTGAATTATCCAACTGCTTACGTCAGCGGTAATTCACTGGTGACTCCCGCCACTAATATTACTGCAAGGATAGGCGCTCCTGCTACTATGGCTCAAGTGACTCATCGTCAAATTGAGTCTGTCATGGTTACAGTATGGACGCCAGACCCTGAGAGACGAACAGCTTTGGTTGCTCCTCTTGATGTTATGTTTAAGCAAAATTTGAGAGTGGCTCTGCCTGATACGTCTTATGTCATTATACGCTACCAAAAAACAAACTCAACAGATGGCCATCAGACCGTCGGCATCTACCAAAGAGACCTGATATACACCGTTGAGTTCGCTACGCTCGACACGTTCCCAGTTGTTGAGGTAACTGCAATAGTTACCAACGTTGGTGTTGATGTAAGTGAAGACATGTTGATACAAACCTATGGTCCAACACTGCCAGGACAACCTTCGCCCTTTGTTGCAATCATATCGCCTGTCTGGGTTGAAACGGTTGTAGCTCCTTCTTCTCCGACAATTATCTCTAACTCATGAGGAAATCATGTCTCAGTACAACTTGGTCGTGGGCATTCCATTCTGGAATTATGAAAAAGGTCACATCATTGCTGATGAGACTGAAATGGCAAAAGCGCTTCAGTTCAATGCTCATCACGTGACGCGCATTGCTGCCGTTCCTGTTGAAGCTCTTCCCGAGTCTTCCACCAAGCCTGCTATTCCAGAAACCGCTCCTGTCGAAACAAACTAACCTGAGGCCAAACAATGCCCACCTTTCTTGATGGCTCCCAAAATCTGGCCTCACTCAGTGTGCCAGGCGTATACGTCGACATTATTCCGCCGCGTCCTACCCTCATTGGTTCACCCACGAACTTCGAGGGTCTTGTGGGCATTGCTCAGTGGGGTCCTGTCAATTCACCGACTTTTTTCTCGTCGCCGGATAACTGCGCCACTATCTTTGGCGTTCCTTCAGTTCGCGCTCGCGACTTGCCGACCTATGTCTTTGCTGCCTCTAATCAAGGCAATGCCATTGGTTTCGTTGGTGTTCGCGTCACCGACGGCACAGATACGGCGGCTTCTTACATCATCACCACAAACTGCTTGACGCTTACCAGCAAGTACACTGGAACACGCGGCAATCAGACGCAGATCGTCATCACTGCAGGCACTGCCGCCAGCAGTTACAATATCTCAGTAAGCTTCCCCGGTCGTCAGCCTGAAATCTTTTCCAATATCGCAGGTACCGCCAATGCTTTCTGGGTCAATGCGGCGGCTGCAATCAACTTAGGTAATGCTTTCCGTGGCCCATCAAATATCATCATAGCTTCTGCTGGGGTTGGAACCACAGTGCCAACAGTCAGCACAGTCTACACACTGACCGGCGGCACTGATGGTGTTACAACCATCACTGACACTACACTCATGGGTGTCGATACTGTTCCGCGCACGGGCATGTACGCTCTGCGTAGTTCAAACATCGATGCATTCACGTTGTGCGATCTCAATACAAGTTCTCTGTGGCCTGCTTGCGACGTGTTCGCTCTTTCCGAGACGTGCCTGGCCATTCAGTCCACAGTATCGGGTGACACCATCGCTAGCGCTATCTCGGCGCGTACGACTGTCGGTCTTGACTCATTCACCACATGGATCATCATGGGTGATTGGCCGACATTCTATGACTCTCAGAATGCCATGACTCGTTTGGTTTCGCCTTCAGCTATTGCTGTTGGTTTGCTCGGCAATCTTTCGCCCGAGCAGAGCCCACTGAACAAGCGTCTTCCTGGTGTTGTTCAGACACAGAAGACTGCCGCTCAGCAAGCTTATTCTGATGCCGATCTTTCACTGGCTGAAACAGGTGGCATCGACCTTATCGTCGGTCCTCCGACGACTCCTGGAGGTAGTTACTACACCTTTATCACAGGTCGCAATGCTTCATCAAATACGAGTGGCAACGGCATCGAGTATACTCGAATGACGCTGTTCATTTCTCGTACTTTGCAGAGCAAGGCGGCTGGTTCCATCGTTGGTCGACTTCAGTCAATGAAGCCGAATGACCGTACTCGCGCGGATGCCAAGGCTTTGGTCGACGGCTTTTTTGCCAGCATTAAGGACCCGTCCGTCGGTTCCAATGGCAATGGCCTCATCGACGATTTCGCCACAACCTGTGACCTGTCAAACAACCCGAGTTACTTGCAGGTTCGAGGCTTCCTGTTCGTCTACTGCGCGGTGCGCTACCTTAATGTTGTTCGCTACTTCATCATCAAATTGGCGGGCGGCGGCAATGTGCAGGTTTCTTCGCAGGCCACGCCTCCTTCACCCACACAGTTCCAGTAATACTGGCGTCACTTTTAAGGAGTTATACACATGCCAGTTAATGGGATGAATGTCGGTCGCGACTATGCATTTGGTCTCTACGACCAGAACACAGGCGCGATCATCAACCTCGGCGACGTCCAGAGTGTCAAGATCACGGCGGTCTATCATGACGTCAAATCGTCGCCATACAACAGCGTGCCCAAGTTTGGGCACGTTCCCGATGGTTTCAAGGGGACAATTACCATTGTCCGTACTGGCGCCGATCTTGAAACGCTGCAGTTGCAGTTGAATGCCGCTTTCAATGCCGGCACCTCAATGCTCGCCGGCTTCTTGAACGAGACAGTCACTAACGCGGATAATTCAGTCTCGCGTTTCCAATACACCGGCGTCGATTTCAAGATCGTCGAAATCGCCGATGTTTCACGCGAAAAGGTGGTTCAACAGACGGTTGAATTCCTTGCTTCCGATAAGGTTCCGATTGCATGAGTTCAGCTTCAGAAGAAATCAAAGCTCGATATTCCAAAATCGAGCGTGAGTCTGATGCGCTTGGTCGCATCATTGGCGTCAAGAAATTGCGCCCGGCTCAGCAACTCCGTATTGCTGAGATGATTGCTGTCAGTGATGAAGGTTGCCGTGCGACTTTCATGATTGCGGCTTCGGTCTGCGAGCTTGACAATCTCCCACTTCTGTTCCCTCGCAATCGCGGTGAATTGGACTCTATCCTTGACATTCTCGACAGAGAAGGTATGGAAGCAGCTTCTAAGGCCACGGCCAAACTCCATGGCTTCCAAGAAGAAAACGCCGAGACGACGTCAGTTGAAACGTTGGTTGAAGAAGCAAAAAAGTAGTCGCCAACCCATATACGCGGCGGGCTCTGGGCCTTGTTAAGAATGGTGTTCCATTCGACGTGGCTTTTGACCTATATGACCATGAGGCTCTTGGTTACGCCGTGATATTTGGGGAACTTGAAGGTGGCGAGTTTGATTGGAATTCCCTTGGGTGGGTAAGGAAAGACTAGCATGGCTTTCACACTACTTGGGTTTGCTGCCAAACTTGCCGCCTTGAGAAAAGGCTTTGATCATGTCGAGCATGAAGCCTTGACAGAAGTGGCTATTTTATATCAGACAGAAGCTAAAAGAGTTCTCGGTACATATGATTATGGATGGGCGCCTCTTAAAGAGGCTACTGTCGCTCGAAAAACTACCGGGGACTCTCCACTCCTTGAAACAGGAGCTCTGCGAGACAGTATCGAATATTCAGTAACTGACCATAAAGCCTCTATTGGTTCAGATGATCCAAAAGCTGAATGGCACGAGTTTGGTACCAGTCGCATACCGCCAAGACCTTTTATTGGTGGCGCTTATCATGCAAAAGAAGCCGAAGTAAAAGCTCTTCTATTAAAGAGATTTTGGCAGCATCTAATACACATGTAAGGACCTGAGCATGACTTACAAAGTAGGCATAGACATTGAGGCACATAACGCTGTGTCACCAGTGCTGGCTTTGCTCTCGCGTGAGTTCATCGGTCTTAATTACCACGTTTCGCACCTCATTGAAAAATTCAGTTCAATGGGCGTCGCGCAGAAGTCTTTGTTTGGAACAGGCATTGTTGGAGCGGTAGCCGGTGGAGCTATCCTTGCAATGGCCAACCACGTTGAAAAGGCGGGCGAAAAGCTTGTCCATGCGCAGGTTATGTTTAAGTCGGCTCTTCCTGCCTTGTCGAGAGCTTCAGACATGGCTCTCATATCGCAGCAAGCCACCATTGAAGCTGGCAAGAACTTCAACACCACTATTTCCGGCAACATTGAGTCCATGCATGATCTCTACAACATCGTTAATGATGTCGGTGAGGCTGCAAAACTCCTGCCTGCTTTCAACACACTCAGTACAGTGGCCGCCGCTGCTCAGAATAAAGGTTTTGAAGTAGGCAGTGCCACTGATACAAATCAGAAAGGTTCTTTTGCGCGAGGCATCGAACTGTCTGGGCGCGTCACTGAAGAAGCTGCGAGTAAGGCAGCTAAAGACCTTTTGCCTATGATGATTGCCCTAAGGGGTCGAGTCACAGGCGAGTCTTTTTTGCACAACATTAAAACAAGTGCTGATGCTCGATATGGTTGGAATAATGACTTCTTAACTAAAGGTCTTCCAGCCTACATCAACTCAGGTCTTGGTGATCGTACAGGCGCTGTTCTCTACCAAGCCAACAACAATATGTGGGGTGGCGTCAAATCATCTAATTTGCAAGCTGGCTTCCAAGAAAAATGGGGTCTGCACAAGAAAGAAGATGAAATACACGACGCCAAGGGCAAGTTCCAAGGCTTCAAACCTGGTTCAATGTGGGGTGCTGATACCTTCAGAGAAAACCCGCTTGAGTGGGCCAACAAGTTCAAGGAACGCCTCAAAGAACAAGGTGTTGATACCAACGACTCTAAACAAATGCAGTTGGTTGCTGCTGAAATAGGGCGTGGCAATAAGTTCCTGAAGCAGTTTCTCGATGAGTCTTTAATTCCTCAGACAAATGCCCAGCTTAATAAACACGTTGGCAACATCAATAAAGTTGGTGATGATGCTGTCTCTCTGATTAATGATGAAGACCCAACAACGGTCTTGCGTCAAAACCAAGCTCAGCTTCAAAATGTCATGGAGTCACTCGGTGCAGCTTTGGTGCCATTAAAGATCGGCTTGTTACAGACTTTGAACCCGATTCTCAGCGCTATATCTCAATTCGCCATGGCCAATCCAGGTACAATTTCAACCATTGGTAAGGCTCTTGTAATCCTAGGATCATCTCTTCTTGTTGGTGGTCTTATAGCCTTTACAGTGGCTGTTGCAGCTATGCTTGGTCCTATAGGGTTGGCTGTTGCCGCCGTTGCAGGATTAGCTACTGCATTTTTCTTATTTAAGGATAATCTTAAAGCTCTTAGTCCAGAGGCTTTCAAGACCCTTGGCGCCTCCATGGGTCACTTTGGCGGAATGATGAAAGGCGTCTGGCACGCAGTACAGGGTCTATTTACACTAGACTTTGGCAAAATGATGAAAGGCTTCTCTGAGATAGGCACAAACTTTCAGAAGTTTGATAAAGAACTTACTGATGGGCTGCTTAAAATGCTTAGCGATGCTTGGGCTGCAATTAGTCCTAAACTAGCTAAGTTTGGAAGTGACATAGAAACAGCTGTAAGTGATGCTTGGACTTCAGTACATGCTCGGTTGATTAAGTTTGGAAATGACATATCAACAGCTATCAGTGATGCTATACCTACGGCTTCACAGATTGTTGGTGTTATGAAAGGTCTCGGCAACGCCATATTGGCAGGCATATCAAGTGCGGTAGACTATGTAAAAGGCAAAGCCGCCAGTCTGTTCTCATTTGGCGGAGGAGCCCCTGCTGCCCCAGCGGGAGCGCGCGCTCTTGGTGGACCGGTACGTAGTGGTTCAAGTTACCTTGTTGGTGAACGAGGTCCTGAGCTCTTTGTTCCGAGTAATCACGGGTACATTGAGCCTAATAATCGTATAGCCCGTTTATCCGCGAGTGCCTCACGTTCACCTAATGCGTCAGGACAGGTCTTCGAAATCAATAACGTGATGCATTTGGATGGGGAAGTCGTTCATCGTTCAGTTGAGCGCAGAATGGTTGCCAAAAGCCTTTTTCCAACGAGTGCCCCACATTTTGATGGTGAGCTTGCCTGGGCTTCACCAGACATGCAGTTTAGCACAGGGTGATAGATCATGTCAACCGATACACTGATTCTTGGTGGAGTGGTGTTTAACAACTTCTCTCCACCGGACAAAATACCATTCGGCGGTAAGCAAGCCATGGCAATCCACAAATTGCCTGGCGGTTCTCGCGTGATCGATCTTCTTGGTCCTGATGATCACGACATCACATTCAATGGCATCTTCTTTGATGATAATGCCATGACAAACTGCATGATCTTGGATGGCATGCGAAAGTCCGGAGCTCAAATTCCACTAATATTCGGTGGAATGTTCTACAACGTCATCATAGCTGAGTTCACAGCTCACATTGTGCGCTATCCAAACTATGTCGAATACAGCGTAACGTGCATGATCGCCTTCAATCCAATGTCGGGTATTGTGAGTGCAATCTCAGCGGTTGGCGGCATGATTGCTTCAGACATTTCTTCAGCACTGTCGCTAGGGCCTTAAGATGATCCCAACTGCTATCTCAAACGCTCTGAATGCCTTGTCTACCAACTTTGGTATAGCTGATCCTCTAAACTCAGCAGGCAAAGCTGCCGTCACTTCATTGCAAAGCCAAGCTGAAAATCTTGTAAGTGCAATTGATGCTTCAAACACAAGCATGAGTCCATCCATTGATGGATTTGTGCAACCCGCCAATATTGCTTCACTGCCCGGTGCATTACTCAGTCTTCAACAAAGTGTCGTAGACCAGAGCAATCTTTCGCAGATGCGTGGGTTTATCGGGCGAGTTGTTTACAATCTTAATCAGGTGATAGTCTAATGACTACTACTACCGCAGGTTATATGGCTAAGGTTGTTGGTACGAAGCAAATCTATGTTTCAAATACCAACCTATTTGATGTTGCTGCAACTCACTTAGGCGACGCCACACTTTGGTACATCATCGCAGACATGAATGGTCTTACAGACCCATGGATTGGTGAACTCACCAGTTTACAGATTCCTATCTCTTCAACCAATCTTGTCAGTAATGGCGGAATATTGGGGCAGTAATGGCCATCTCTCAAGCAGTCAGAACCCACGCCGCTTGGGTAACCGTTAATGGCCAAAAGTTTCTATTAAAGTCTGGGTCAGCTACACAGACTGCGGCAAAGAAAAGTTCTACTTTCTCTGGCGACCTTCCAATGGATTTGCCAGGGGCCCTGGCTTTATTCGCAACACTAGGTGAGAATAGCACCACTATTTCAGTTATGTCAGGCAATGGTGAAGTCATACTGCTTGAAGGCGAAATTGATAATGTGCAATTCGGTTTTATTGAAGGCGTAATTAACTTTAGCGGTCGCGACAAGTCAGCCGCGCTACATGCTACGAAATCATCAGAAAAGTTCATCAATCAGAAAAACAGTGATGTTGTTAAGACCCTGGCTCAAAGAGCCGGACTTACGGCAGATGTCGATGAGAGTA